GTGCTGATGTTGTTAATATAATCATTACCTATATAACGTAAGAATTAGCATTATTTGTACAATCATTCAAGCAAAAAAAAAGCACCCATTAAGGATGCTTGATTTTCTCACTAAAAAAACTAATTATGGAGCAGGAACTCCTACTGGTGTTGGATCAATTGGTGCAGGTGATGTTGCTGCTGTTGGTGTAGCATTTAAAAATAAAGGAGCATCTTCTTCCATTCCTTCAAATGTCAAAGTAAACCCACTTAAATCTCCTGCTGCTGCTCCTGTTACGACAGTTCCACCTGTTACTTCCATTCCGTTTTCAAATCCACACAAGAAGCTATTACCATAGTAATCAACGACTACTGCATATGGTCTAGCAAGTGCAAGAGTTTGCAGTTCTGCTTGTGTCTTTGCATCTAAGAATGTTAAAGTTAAGTTTAGAGTTTGTGTGTAGAAAGTTGTTCCGTTTTCTCTGCTACTTGTTACTGTAGTTTCTAAACTAGAATTTCCTTTAATTTTATATTCATACCAAGATGGAGCAGGTGAACCATTGGTAATAGTCCATATTTTTGTAGTAGAATCTTGTGCTACACTTGCAATAGTTCCAAAGTCTGCAAATAATACAGTTTTAATTCCTCCAAAAGCTGATTTACAAGGTAATTTTCTACCTGTTGTTAGTGTACAAGCCATAATTTTATTTTATTTTAAAAAAAAAGGGTAAGTAGATAATCCACCTACCCTGATTTATGATTAATTATTAATTTATGCGTATTCAACGATATCAGAAGCAATTCCGAATTGAACAGCAGATGTAAATCTCATTACCATTCTTACATTGTTACTCGCATCAAGGTCTTGCATATCTAAAACCTTCACAACATTTGTGTCATTTAATAAGCCACAGCCAAAATAAAAATTTGATCTTTGTGCTGCATACATTTTGTTAGCAGACATTCCAGGACAAACAAATATTTTAACACCATTTACTGTTAGTGAACCATTGTTCCACCATTGAGTACCTTGTGCATTTACACCATTTGCTCCTAATCCATTTGCTGCAAACCCTCCTAACGCCTGAACGTAGAATTTTGCTGCTGCTGAACCGATATATAAGAATAAATCTTCTTTTCCATATAATGAAGATGGAATAGCATCAACTACCTTAGATAATTCAGCAATAATATTTGCTGCACTTAATCCACCACCACCAACTGCTGCTACTTGCTGTGCTGCAGGAATATCCCCTGCTGCTGCTGAAGCTGCAATTAATTTTTCAAACCCATCAAAAGAATTGTTAGAAGCTGCTGCTGTATCACCTTGCCAGATACAAAATTCTGTGTTTTGTGCTACTTCTGCTGCAACGTGTGCAATCATAAAGTCAGAAAACTTAGGTGGTAAAGATTGCCCTAATCCAAACCCCATAGATTGGCTTTCCCAATCATTTACGAAGTCATACTTACATAATTGTAAGTTAACTTGTAGTTCAACTGGTTGAATAATTCTTTCTGTAAGTGTTACAGATGAATTTGGAACGAAATCACAAGAAGCAGGAGATACTAAAGATCCTGTTGCTAATTTTTTGATTACTTCTTTGAAGCTAATGTTAGCTTTTACTGTTAATCCACCATCATCAATAGTTGAAGCTGATAGAAGTGCTGCTGCAATATATTCACCTGCAAATTCCCCTGCATAAGTAGTAGTTATATTAGTTGCAGTTGCAAGTTGTACATTTTTTAGATTACTCATTTTTCTTTTTTTTATTATATTAATTTATTATGATTCAGATGCCCAGATTCCAACACCACCGATTATATACCATTGTGTTAATGCTACTGCTCTAATTACAACATAATCACCTTTGTTTGCTGTTGCTTTTGTGTTAATCCAATCTTTATTTACAACACCACTAGCTACTGAATCTGCTGAAGCATTAGCAATACTACCATTAAACCCATCAGTTGAATGAGGACTTAATGTTATAATGTTATTTCCATCTGCTCCTGAGTTTCTAAATAAGAAAGTCATTCCTAAATTTTCTGAATGGATTTTTGGTAAACTTATTACTAATGCATCTGTTGCAATATTATGATCAATACCTGCATCTTGTCCAGGTACAGAAACTGATGCAGATAATGTTTTTTGTGAAACTTGATTGCGTTCTACATCATTTGATAAATAGTTGAATGTGCTCATTTTTTTATATTATTTATTTAATTTATTTAATACTCTATCTAGTGTTGTATTGAATTTACCTTTAGCAAATTGCACTTGATTTCTTTTTTTGTTCCCAGATTCTGGGTTGTGTTTGATAGGCTTTACTGCTGCTTCAGAAAATTCTTCTTTAACAGTTCTTGATTTTAATGGTTTAGAATCAATAGACATTTCTTCTTCATCCATTTTACTTTCTTTATCACCTTTAAGGTCTGCAATTGCATCTTCTAAGTTTTGGATTCTTTTTTCCATTCCTTCCCAATCTCCAACATCAGCCATTTTTTTGTCATCTTCTTCTTCATATTCATCTTCTTTAAGATCTTCAGTTATTTCTTCACCTTCTTCAGATTCTTTAGCAGGAACTTCATCAGATACTTCTCTAACATCTGCAATCATTCCTTCTTCTTCTACAACTATTAATCTACCATCTTCTAAAAGATATTCGCCAACTGGCATTGCTACTTTTTCATCATCTGTAACGATAAAAAGTTCTTTACCTTTTTCAAAGGATTCAGCACTAACTATAGTACCATTTTCTAACTTCATTTCTTCAAGTTTAACCTCGATGTTTAGAAGTGTTTTGATTTGATTGATCATTTCGGTTGATTTCATATTATATATATAACGATTATTAATTTATTTTTTGCATTTTCACTCTATGTTCTTGTAATTACACCTATTCCTTGTGCGTGAATAGAGCCATCACAACATTCTCTGGAATATGTACTTGTTTCCCAACATAAACAGGCTCTAGTATTGCTTGTTGGTGATGTTCTACTAGCTATAAATGTTTTATTGTTTCTAGTGTTTCTCATTTATTAGAAATATCCATTGTCTTGTAAATCTCTAGTTATATTAGCTATTACAAGTTTATTAATTAAACTTTCTGCTTTTTTATAATTAGTAATAGATTCAGGTTTTACACCTAATTCTTTGGCTGCATTTTTTGCTTTATCTAAAAGACCATCAACTCTATCAAATATATCATTATTTTGATTAAGCATTTTTTGTCCTTTTTCTTCTAATTTATCTTTAGCAGATTCCATTTTTAGAATTTCTTTTACTAGTGCATTTTGTTTTTTATTAAATTCAGTAATTGATTTTTCAAATTCTTTATCAGAAACAACAGATTTTTCTAGTTTAGACATTGCTTTACCTAAATCATCGACTATTCCTAATTCAACTTTTGCTAATTCAGTTTTGTCTTTAGGTAATCTATTATAGATTTTGTTTAATTCGTTTGGTGTTTTCATATTGGTATTTATTTTTTATTTTGTGCTTCTTTAGTAAATTCATTAATTAAATTAAAAATACTTTGTGTTTCTTTAGGAATTTCAACACCAAGTGTTTTAGCATCTGATTTTGCTTTTTCACTTAATTTTTGTGCTTGTAACAAAGTTTTTAAAGAATTACTATATTCTTCCATTGCCTTATCTTCCATAGATGCAGCAGTAGTAAATTGATCTCTGCCTTTTTTAAATACTTGTATTATATCTTGTATAATACCTAATTCTACCTTTTCACCTTTTACAATACTTGCAATTTTGCCTAGTAATTGTTCTGCTAATTTTTCTTCTGACATATCTTCTTTAATCTTTTCTTTAGGAGATTCCATTTTGTCTGCAAAGTAGCCTTCAATAGAAAAACCTTTAACTTTACCTGATTTAACATACTCGTTCCATATTTCATCGTTATTTACTTTTACTGCTCCCATCCAAGTTCCTACTGGTACATCTAAACCATACTTTCTGGATTTGTCATTTACTTTGTCCTCAACTATCCAAGATTCAACAAGTGTAAGACCTTTTAATGTGTCTTTGTGTTCTAGTGTTGAGTTATTTTGATAACCATTTTTAAGATACATCTGTGATGCCTTAACTATAGTTTCTTTAGAAAAAAAGATGTAGTAATCTCCTTCATCCCCATTTCTAAAAATTGGTTTATTAGGTATCAATAAAGCACCTAATAATATTTTTTTTTCTTTATCAACTTCTGCAAGTTTTATTTCTTGATTGTTTAAAGCAACAAAATCAGATTCTATTGCAGGACTTTCTACAATTGATATTGCATCAATCCCACTATCTTCTTGTTCTTCATCTAGTATTAATTCTACTATTCTCATAATTATATAACGTATTAAAAATTAAATTTTGTGTTTATCCTATTGTTGCTCCTTCAATTGTGTTTCTTTCTAATGCTTGTGCTGAAGTTACTTCACTAGCAACTACAAATGCTTGTATTGGTTGTTGTGATTGACCACCTATTGCATCGGCTAGTTGATTTGTTTCGCTAGAACCTACTATATTAAATGCAGGTGGTAATGAAGGTGCTGTTGGTGTTGGAATACTAGGAACAGATGCAGATGCTGCTCCTGCTTTAGCTTTAGTTTTAGAAACTGCTTTTTTAACAGAACGTATAATACCTACACCTTGTGCTATAGCACTAGCAATAGTAATAAGGTTTTGTGGAAAACCAATCTTAGAACTTTCTGCTACGTTTTGTGATGTAGAAACTGCTGCTGATCCTATTGCTTCAACTCCTTTAAATGTAATTCTTTTTAAATCCATTATAGTTTCTTTCAATGCTAAACCTTGTTTTATAATTAATAAGGCTTGACCAATTCCAGATTCTGCATCTGCAAATTGTGATATAGCATCTACTACAGCTTTTTTATCTGCTATTTTTTGTTTGTCTAATGCTTCTTCAGCTTTTAATATTTCTGTATCTCTAGTTAAATTAGTTTGTCTGGATTGTTCCGAAAATTCATCTAAAGCTATTTGTGCATCAATTTTAGCTTGTGTTCCTGCTGCTGCATTATCTACTATAGCTTGAAGCCTAACAGATTCTTGTTCTGCTTCTAATAAATCTATTTCTTTTAATGCTTCTAATCTTAATAATTCATCTTGTATTTGCTCTGCATTAAATCTTTTTTGTTCTATAGATAATTTACTTTCACTTTCTATTTTAGAATTAATTAATTCAATTTGTTCTTTGTCTAGTGCTAAATCATTAGATTTTTGTTCTGATCTAAATCCTTCTATTTGTGCAAGAACTCCTAGCTTTTCATTTCTGGCATCTAATAATGCAATGTAATCTTCATCTTTGCCTGTTAATTCAAATTGTGCTTCTGCTGCTTTTAACACAGTATCGGCATTAGCTAACATTTGTTTTTCTTGTAACTCTAAAACTTTTTTTAATTCGTTGTTAGCTTTTATTCTATCTTCAATACTATTTCTTTCTTCATCTCTAATTTGTCTTTGTTGTTCTGCTTGTCTGTCATATTGTTCTATTAAACCCCTAGATTCTGCTGCTGCAATTTCTGCTGACTTTTTAAGTTGAATGTTAGTTTTTGCAACTTCAGATGCAGCTTTTATATTTTCAGAACTAACTGCTTCTGCTGTTATTGCAGCAATGTTAGATATTTCACCTACTGCTTCACCAAAATCATTTACTATATTACCTGCTGCATCAGCTACATCCGTACCTATATTTATAAATTCTTGACCAACTTCTGCTAAACCTGATTTTAATTCTGCAATTTTTGTTTCATCACCATCACCAAAAAATGATTGTTCCCAAGCTAATTGTGCACCTAATATTACACCTTTAATAGCTTGAAATGCTGCCTTAATAGGTGTTAAAGCAATTGTTAAAAGGTTAGACATTATTCTACCTAAAGCATCAAAATTTTCAGAGTTACTAAATATTGCATCTGCTACTTGATTAAATATTATTTGTGCAGTATCAAAAGCAACATTTAAAGAATCCATTACTACTTGGTTTTCTTTTACTGCTTCTGAAATAAATTCAAATGCCTTTTGTAAAATAAACACAACACCAGTTACTTTAGCAATACTACCTATAGATGCACTTACTTTTTTTATTCCTTTAGAACCATCTTCAGCATTTTTTTCTACTTTTTTCAAAGCATCAGCAGTTTTTTCATTAGCTTTTACAACTTCTGTTTCTAACTTAGAAAATTCTTTTTGAAATTCATTTAAGTTTTTTACTGCTTCTTTATATTTTAACTCAAATTCTACTTCTAATTTTGTTGCCATTTTATTTTATTTTTTGTTTGTTTAACACCCTCAGAAAAAGATTCAGCTAATTTATATTTACCTTGTGCAATCCTAATGTTTTCAGTTTCACCACTTACAATTTTTAATAAGTCTAATATGTTTTTTATCATAATTTTATTTTAAGGACAGCCACAAGTTATTGATGTTATTATTCCTGAAGTATTTAATATCATTGTCATAAAACAACCATTATCACAAAATGTGTTATTAGTAGCTGAACCTGATTGTATATATGATCCTGATGTAGCAAGATTTGTTAATTTTGAATTAGTAAACATTGTATCACCAACTGATAAACTAGTTGCTACACCAATAGAATAATTATAATATAAAGTTCCACCACCTGTTCCTTGATATGTAATATTTTCTAAAGACCTGTAATAAGGTGTACCGACATTTAATAATTCTAATTGACTTTTACCATTAGTTAAATTAGTTGTAATAGAAT